CATGAAACCTAAAAAGAAAGTTGCCTTCAAAGAAGAGGCAGATGTAGAAGTAATTGCTGAAGATAAAAAGGAGGAATCTCCAGAAGAATTTGTTTTCAAAAAGAAAGAAGATGAAGAAAAGGATACTGTAAAAATTAAATTGCCAAAGGAAAGGAAGAGAAAAACCGAAAAACCTGAAAAAGGTATTGCTGTTCTTGGACCAGAAATTAATATTCGAATGGGAGATACTGATTTAACTAAACGTTTACCTAAGAGGTCTCAGCCAATAAATATCAAAGTTGGTAATTATATAATGAACAATAGAGAGATTTTTGTAAATTTTATTAATTCTCTCTTTGAACCTTATAAAAGAGAATTGGAAGAAAATACAGAGAATATTTCGTGTGATACAATCGGCAAAACATCAACTAGTTTCTCTCTATTAACGCATCAGAAAATTGTCAGAGATTATATGAATCTATATACACCATATAGAGGGTTGCTTTTATATCATGGTTTAGGTTCAGGTAAGACTTGTACTAGTATAGCTATTGCTGAAGGTATGAAAGATTCAAAAGATATAATTATTATGACTCCAGCATCTTTACGTGCAAACTATGTTGGCGAATTAAAAAAATGTGGTGACCTGTTATATAAGAAAAATCAGTTTTGGGAATGGATTTCTATAGAGGAACGCCCAGAAGCTTTGACTATTTTGTCAGCTGTATTAAATTTACCACAAGAATATATTAGACGACATGGAGGAGCTTTTTTTATTAATGTAAAGAAACGACCAAACTACGACGAACTTAGTGACACAAATAGACGCGTACTTGAAGAACAATTGAATGAAATGATTAAACAAAAATACAGATTTATCAATTATAACGGTTTAAGAGAGAGAAAGTTGGAAGAACTTAAAATGGCTTCTAAGGCTAGAAATGGAAGTGAAAATATTTTTGATAATTCTGTTGTAATTATTGATGAAGCGCATAACTTTATTAGTAGAATTGTTAATAAATTGAAGAAGGAAAAACCGATTGCAGAGTCTAAACGCGGAGAAAAAGAAAGTGAACCATTAAATTTATCTACTAAATTGTATGAAATGCTTTTAAGCGCAAATAATGCAAGGGTTATATTACTTACAGGAACTCCTGTTATTAACTATCCAAATGAATTTGGAATTCTATTTAACATTTTAAGAGGATACATCAAAACATGGAGAATACCATTAAATGTTCAAACTAATAAAAAAATAGATAGAAATTCACTTAGAGAAATGTTGCTTGGAGAGAAGACCTTAGATTATTTAGATTACTCCCCCTCTAGTAAAATTTTAACTATAACTAGAAACCCATTTGGATTTAAGAATAAAATTAAAAAAGACTCTGGATACCAAGGTGTAACAAATACAAAGAAGTCGGAAAGTGGTGAGACTGAATTTGATACTGAATTTATTTCAGATGATGATTTCGAGCGTAAAATAATAAGTATTCTTAAAAGAAATGATATAGATGTTATTCCTAACGGAATTGAAATTAAATATAAAAAAGCTTTACCTGACAAGTTAGATGAATTTATGGTAAGATATGTTAATGAAAATGATAGAACATTAAAAAACTCAGATGCATTAAAACGTCGTATATTAGGTTTATCTTCTTATTTCAGAAGTGCTCAGGAAAGTTTGCTTCCTAAATTTGATAAAACACTAGGTGTTGATTATCATGTGGAACGTATCCCAATGAGTGATGTTCAATTCAAAGTATATGAGGGTGCTCGTAAAGAAGAGAGAAAATTAGAAAAGAAAAAACCTAAATCCGAGGCTGAAGATGGAGCTGAACAAACCTCAACATATCGCATTTTCTCTCGTCTAGCTTGCAATTTTGTAATTCCTGACAGACCTATTCCATTTAAAGCTAAAAAGAATGATGGCGAGGAAGAAAAAGGAGAAGATGAAAATGATATCGTTTCAGCATTAAAACAAGGAAGAAAAATTGAGGCTAAACAAGACTTAGATGATGATCGTGAAGCCGAAATTGAAGGAGATGAAGTTCTTGATACATTAGGTGGTACAACTTATATGGAACGTCTGCAACATAAATTAAAAGAGATGGAAGAGCATGCTAATGATTATTTTACACCAGAAGCTCTTGAAACTTATAGTCCAAAATTTTTACACATACTTGAAAATATCCAAGACCCGGAATATCAAGGCTTGCATTTAGTTTATAGTCAATTTAGAACAGCTGAAGGTATTGGTTTATTTACCCTTGTTTTGGATAAAAATGGATTTACTCAATTTAAAATTAAAAAGAATTCTCTCGGATTATGGGAGATAAATATTCCCGAAGAAGATAAAGGTAAACCAACATATGCTTTATATACCGGAACAGAAACTGTTGAAGAAAAAGAGATTGTCAGAAAAATTTACAATGGTGAATGGGATGACATTCCTGACAGCATTAGTAATGAACTTAGAAAGTCCTATAGAAATAATAATATGGGCGAAGTAATTAAAGTATTTATGATTACATCATCCGGGTCTGAAGGTATAAACTTGCGTAATACACGATATGTTCATCTTATGGATCCATATTGGCATCCAGTACGTTCTGAACAAGTCATTGGTCGTGCCAGACGTATTTGCAGTCATAAAGATTTGCCGATTCAATTTCAAACTGTTGAAGTTTTTGTATATTTAATGGTATTTTCCGAGGCACAATTGAAGTCCGATGAGGCTATAGAATTGAAACGAAAAGATTTAAGTAAGGTTAAACCAAGTGTCCCTTTTACTAGTGACCAATATTTGTTTGAAATATCTGAGATTAAAGCAAGATTAACTAAACAATTAACCGATGCTATCAAAGAGTCAGCCTTCGATTGTTATATTTATTCGAACGGAAAATGTGTCAATTTTGGAGACCCAACTATCAATAAATTTTCTTATGTTCCTGATTATTCTGAACAGCAAAACGATACAACGGTTCAAGCCAATAAGAGGGCAATCGAATGGACTGGCAAACCAATCAATATTAGTGGCGTTGATTACGTTTATCGAAGAATAAGCCCAACTGTATTAAATATATATGACTTAAAATCTTATGAAGCAGCTTTACAAGACCCAACTATTATACCATTACAAGTAGGAACACTAGAGAAAAATGAAAGAGGTGAAGATGTGTTTAAGGCTCTTGTTGTAAAATAAAAAATTGAAAGAATTTAAATATAAATTAAATATATTAATTATATTTAAAATGGTATATATTTATGTGTTAAAACTTGAAAATAATAAGTATTATGTTGGAAAGACTTCTAATCCATCGTTTAGAATGGAATCACATTTTAATGAAAATGGCTCAGCTTGGACAAGAAAGTATAAACCGATTAAGTTAGAAGCATTAATTCCAGATTGTGATGATTATGATGAAGATAAATATACAAAAAAATATATGGATAAATATGGAATTAATAATGTAAGAGGAGGTTCGTTTGTTACTATAGAGTTAGATGAAAATACTATTGCGCATTTAACTAATATGAGCAATGGAACAAATGATAAATGTTTTAGATGTGGCAGATCGGGTCATTTTGCTTCAAGTTGTTATGCGCGAACTAATATTAACGGCAGTTATATAGACGATGAAGAGGATACAGAGGATGCAGAGGACGATGAAGAGGATACAGAGGATGCAGAGGACGATGAAGAGGATGAAGAGGATTGTTGTTTTAATTGTGGAAGACCTGGGCATTATGCGTCAAATTGTTATGCAAGAACCGATATTAATGGCAATTACCTAAAAAGATACTAATTTTTAGAAAGTAATTCCAGTATCTTATCCATTTTATTATTCATAATTTTTACTTCTCTCTCTAACTTAGCTATCCTATCATCATCTACAAATTTACTTTCAACTATACTTGGTTCATTTATTTCAAGTTTAATATTTTCAGTTTGTTTGTTAGAAACTTTTTTCAGTTTTGAAAATATATTATCATCTTCTTCATCTTCAATATTAAATGTTTGTATTTCATTTATATTACTAAACGATACATTTTTTTTATCTTTTACTCCTTCTTGAGACTCTTGGTCTAAAAATTTAAATCTACTATAGGTCTGATTTTGTTCAACAGGAGTAAATTTTTCAGTTTTCAGTGAAGTTTCTTGAGGTTTAAGCCAGTTATCAACTTGTACAGCGGAATTTTGATTTCTGTTTATTTGTTCAATTTCATAATTACGTTGTGATTGCATTTCTTTTAAGATTTTATCCATTTCTTTAATGGGTCTGTCGGTTTCTTTATCGGCAAACTCAGGAACAGGTGGAGCTTTAATAGTCATAGCATCTTCAAATTCTTCTTGTCGTCGATTGAAATCTCTGTCAAATTTACTTCGTCTATCGTTTTGTATCTCTTCGTATGTAATTGACTCTTTAACAGGTTCTTGATGTATTGTAATTTTATTTGGTTGTATATTAAAATTTCTTTTAATATGATTGAGAATAAGCAAAATATATTTTTTATTTATATCGACGAGGGAATTTGTCATCTTCTCGTTGTCAAAAAACCCTTGAATGTTATTTAAAAATAATTGATATACTTTTGCTTGTACATCTCTTGTTAAAAATTTAAAAATTTCCTCATCACTAATAACTTCCCATAACATTACAACATTATCTTTTTGAATAAATTGACGAGCAGACATTGAAATATATAATAATACAATTGTATTTTTATATGTTTTTATAACGAATCATTGAAATATATTTTTCTAAATTTTTCCATATATTCATCTTTAAGTATGTGAGTTTTAAGATAATGTTCAGTCATCTTATTTTCTAACATATGGATGATGAAATAAATAGAATAAATGCCACATTCAGTATTACCATATTGATGCTCCACTCCTTTATTACTATCAAATTTAAATTGAATTGGTCGTTTAAGGGCTAGTCCTTGTTTTTGAATTCGTTTAACAAGTTCCATTACTTCGTGTGGTGCTTCATCCCCAGTGCTATCAAAGAAAAATATGGTCTTCTTTTTGATATTTACGAACATAGATATCCAGTGTTGTCCAGGTTTATTATCAGGGTCAGTATTAAAAATAATGCCTATCATTGTCTTACTCTTTTTGATAAGCTTTTCTAAATCAAATTTACAGAGTTCTTCCCAAACGCATTCACCGTATAATTTTCTAGAGTCAAAATTTATAGGAGTAGGTCCCATAAAGTCAAAATGTTTATAAGCCTTCTCATATTGCTTCATAACTTTCATAATATCAACACTTGATAACCATTCATTGGGATTTTTCTTCCATTCAGGAGGTGATTCAGGTGCAAATGAATCGGCTAAATCGTTTTCAAGATGTCCAAAAGCTCCTTTCTGTTTAAGCCAACAAGCTTCGTTATTACATGCATCTCTAAGATGTTCACTAAGTTGTCTATGGATTTCTTTAGGAGAGTTGGATTCAATTTTAACATCAGGATGTCGTGCGTTCCAATGGTCTCTTAAA